GGCAGGTCGTACTCCATGTATTCGAGGAGCTTGAGCGCGATGTTGTGGGGGCTGATGCTCTCTTCCCACGCCTCTTCGGAGAGCTGCGCGGCAACGTCGCTGTTGCGAAATCCGGGAATGTCCATCATGCCGATGCCTGCCGGGTAGCTCACTGGAGCACCGCCATATCGAGCCCTTCGATGTGAAGGATCTCGTTGATGAGCGTTTCCTTCGTGGCAGGCCCGCCCATGAGGCTGCGTGCGCCCTGTTCAGCGAGGCGCTGGTGAAAGAGCGGGCGAAGCTGGTCCGCGCGCATCTTGTTGAGTTCCCGCACGCGGGTTGCTCGCCTAATTGCGAGCGCGGATGGTGTTGGGTTACTCTGCATCTGTCATCTCCATGACTTGTGTTGGTTGAGCCCGCGCTAATCCCGCGGGCTCTTCCGTGTGCTAGGCGGGACGCTTTGCCGTCTCGCCAAGGTACGCCGCCATCACGCGGCATATCAACTCGGATACGTTCGTCTTCTGCATCCACGCCTCCTCTTCAAGTTCGGCCAGTAGGGCCGGGTCCACCGCAATGGTGCGGCTCACCTTTTTCGTGGTTGGCTCTTCTGCCATGCGCCACCTCCACCGGGAACACTACGCTCCCGGTGTTGAGAACACAAGATGTTAGGCATATGGGATTCCCGCATGGATCGTTCGGGATTCTCGGATGTTCTGTTACGTTTTAGGTGATACCGTTCCGGACTATGGCACACATACAGCTACCCGGTTATCGCTGCGAACGGTGCTCCCATGAATGGGTTCCCCGCGAGGGCAGCGCAGACGAAGGGCCGCGCATCTGCCCCAAGTGCAAGAGTGCGTATTGGGATACGCCACGGCGCGAGGTGAAGCGGTGACCGCGCTCGCTGAATCCGACTATCGCGAGTTCGTGCGCCGCAAACTTCAATTCGTGGCCCCCGCTGGCCTGGCCGAAGTCCCACCGCTGAACGACACGCTCTATCCCCATCAGCGCGATCTCGTGGCATGGGCATTGCGCCGCGGGCGTGCTGCTCTGTTCGCAGATACTGGCCTCGGCAAGACTGCTATGCAGCTCGAATGGGCGAAGCACGTTCCCGCCGATCGCGTCCTCATCCTTGCCCCGCTCGCGGTCGCTGCGCAGACGGTCGCCGAAGGTCGGCGCATGGGAATCGGCGTAACTGAATGCCGCGATGGGTCCGAGGTGCAGGACGGCATCACGATCACGAACTACGAACGGTTGCATCGGTTCGACCCGCGAATGTTCGGTGCTGTCGTTCTCGACGAATCCAGCATCATCAAGCATCACGACGCCAAGACGCTGCGCATCCTCTTGGAAGCGTTCGCCCAAACGTCGTGGAAACTTTGCGCGACAGCGACGCCGGCCCCGAACGACTATACCGAACTGGGCACCCATGCGGAGTTCCTCGGCATCTGTACTCGCGCCGAAATGCTCTCAGAGTTCTTTACCCATGACGGAGGGGAGACGCAAACGTGGCGGTTGAAGGGCCACGCTCGCGCCGAGTATTGGCGATGGGTCGCGTCATGGGGTGCGCTGGTGCAGAAACCATCGGACCTCGGCTACAGCGATGAGGGGTACGCACTGCCGCCATACACCGTGAATCAGCACGTCATCAGCATCCCGCAGGATGAGGTACTGGCGACCGGGCAGCTTTTCGCATTCGAAGCGCAAACGCTGATGGAGCGGCGGCGTGCTCGAAAAGGGACGGTCGATCAGAGGGTCGCTGCTGTTGCCGCAGCCGTGAACGCGGACCCGCAGCCGTGGATCGTCTGGTGCGACCTCAACGCGGAATCAGAGGCGCTTGTGCGCGCCATCCCCGGAGCCGTCGAGGTGCGCGGGGCGCAGGCCATCGATGAGAAGGAACACCGCCTACGATCGTTCGCCGCTGGCGAGACTCGCGTCATGGTCACAAAGCCATCGATCGCAGGGTTCGGGCTGAACTGGCAACACTGCGCGCGAGTCGCGTTTGTCGGTGTGACCGACTCGTGGGAGGCGTATTACCAAGCAGTCCGCCGATGCTGGCGCTATGGCCAAAAGCAACACGTACAGGTTCACATCTTCTCCTCTGAATTGGAGGGGGCTGTTGTAACGAACCTCGCCCGCAAAGAGAAGGATGCCGCCGTCATGGGTGCAGAGTTGTCCGCTATGACGGCTGATGCTGTCCGCGAGAACGTGACCGGCAGCTCGCGCCAGTCCAATCCCTACGAACCGAACAAGAGAATGGAGATTCCAGCATGGCTGCAACAGTGATCGACCAGTGCGTTACGGAACGATTCGCGATTTACCACAGCGACTGCGTAGACGTGATGCGCGGGCTGCCGGATGACTCAGTGGACTACACCATCTTCTCCCCACCGTTCTCGAGCCTTTACACCTACTCGAACTCACCCCGCGACCTCGGCAACTCGCGCGACTACGGGGAGTTCTTCGCGCACTTCGACTACGTGATTGCGGAGCTCAAGCGCGTCACGAAGCCGGGCCACCTCGTCAGCTTCCATTGCATGCTCTTGCCCTCGTCGAAGTCGATGCACGGCTACATCGGGCTCCAAGACTTCCGCGGCGACCTCATCCGCGCCTTCGCCGGGCATGGGTTCATCCACCATTCAGAGGTCGTCATCTGGAAGGATCCGGTAACCGCGATGCAGCGCACGAAGGCGCTGGGGCTGCTCCACAAGACCGTGCGCGGCAACGCGACCATGAGCCGGCAGGGGATACCGGACTACCTGATCACGATGCGCGACCCGCGCGACCCAGTAGAACGAGTCACTCATGGCGACGAATACCCGGTATCGCTCTGGCAAAACGTAGCCTCGCCGGTGTGGATGGATATCAACCAATCGGACACGCTGCAATACCGGTCAGCCCGCGAGCATGACGACGAACGGCACATCGCCCCGCTGCAACTCGAAGTGATCCGCCGAGCTGTGCGGCTGTGGACCAATCCGAAGGACGTTGTGCTATCACCCTTCGCCGGCATCGGCAGCGAGGGATACGTTGCGCTGCAAGAAGGGCGGCGGTTTGTCGGCGCGGAGCTGAAGGCCAGCTACTACCGTCAGGCTGTCGCCAATCTCACATCGGCTGAGAACGTGGGGCAATCGGAGATGTTCGGATGGTCCGCAGCGGAGTAATCGGCCTGATTATCGTGTGCGCTGCTGGAATAGGAACGGCTGAGTGCAGTAGCGGACACGCCTACCAGACGGGCGACTCACGGTACGATCACATCTGCCTCACCCACGATGCCGAGCTATCCGAAGCTGTGGCGCAGTGGGTGGCCGTCTCCGGTGAGCGTGACTGCGGCGTGGCCTCTCCTGCCGATTACGCCCCGCCCTCTGGTGGCTGCTTCGCCTTCATGCCGAGCGCGGTCGCACCTGCACCTGCGCCGCCGCCAATGATGAAGCCGATAGCGGTCTGCGCGTAGGAGCCTTCCAGCAGGCCGGTCGAGGCGAGAACGCCGATGCCGACGATGGCAGCGGCGATGGCGAGGGCTGTCACGGTTGCAGTGTTCATGCTTTCACCCCCAGGACCTTCCTGACCGCTTCCACGGTGGCGCGGTCGGAGTACGTGTTCGGCTCCACGCCGGTTATCTGCGCGATGCAGCTCAGCACGTCGGTCGTGCTCGCCAGCGCCCCGCTGTTGTAGCCGGCGTCGAAGGCTTCCTTGATGAGTTCCTTGACTCGCTGTTCCGTCACGTCGTCCCTCGCTTTCAGTGCGTCGTAGAACCGCTGGTATCGCTTAGAAGGACACGCTGTAGCTGCGTACCCGTATTGCTGGGCAACCTCTCCGTGTTCACGGAACGTGTCGCCAATGTGAAACCCGCCTCCGTCAGCCCGGACAACACGTCGTCCGGTATGGGCCTCAAATTCCTCGGCGAGCCGTAGAAGGTTGGCCACTTGGTTGTCATTCAACGGCTCACTTTCATTGCCGGGCGCGCCGCCCTCGGATTCGATCGCCCACAGCGACGTGTTGGCTTCGCGGCCCCCGCTGGTCCAGGTGCTTGCCGTGACGGGGTACATCTGGATCAGCGGCCCGACCTTGGGGTTGATAAACATCACCGACGCCGCCGCGTAGCTGGTGTAATTGCCGCTGGCGTCTTTCTGCGTGCTGAGGAACCGTCCCAGCGCGGCAGCGGGCGTGCCGACGATGCTGTGGCCAATGAGGCCGTACCCGCGATTCGTCTCGCTGTACACCTTGTCGGCGATGCCGGGTTGCCGGTCGGCCCAATCGAGCCAGCCGTTCGTGATCATCGCCGCCCTCCAATCACTTCGGCGTGGCTGTGATCCGCAGGCTCGGGCAGCTCCGCAACGAGGCGGGCAATGTCCGCGTGGTGGAGCCGTCCCGGCCATTCGTGTTTTGTCTCGCTCAGCATCTCGGGGAAGCCGTTGCGGCATTCCAGCGAGTACCAGCGCACCCATGCCGTGGTGCTGTGATCGCCGACAACGACGGCGCCGATGCGGGATTGGAGATCAGTCATCGCCGCACCGCGCAAGGGATGGCGCAGATGTAGCACCAGAGAACTCCGCCCGCCGTGTCGTGAACGCTAAGTTCGTGGGGACACGTCGGCTCGTTGCATGTGTGACGCACTCTCATGCCTCGCCCTCCTCGATGATCTGCGCGATCGGCTTGCGCGGCCAGCCGTGCGCGATGCGGTAGCGCATTCGTTCGACGATGGCGGCGTGTTCGGCTGTCATGCTCGATCCTCCCGTGTAGTTTGGGTATAATGAAGGGGACGCGGCGCTGTAACGCCCGTCCCCATGACACCGAACCATTGGAGGATTCGATGCGGACTCAGCTTACCCTTGAAGAGCGTTTTTGGCCGAAGGTCGACAAGAATGGCCCTATTCCGCCCGCCCGGGCTGATTTGGGGCCGTGTTGGCTTTGGACCGCCAGCCTTACCTCGAACGGATATGGACAAATTGGAGGCGGATCTGGGGCCGCGCATTACAACAAGATCGCGCACCGGCTGTCCTATGCTTGGTTGGTTGGCCCCGTTCCCAACGGCCTCGAACTTGATCATCTCTGCCGTGTCCGCCATTGCGTGAATCCATCGCATCTTGAGCCGGTGCCACACGTCGTAAACGCCCGAAGGGGAGAGGCCGGGAAGTACCTGACAACTAAGACCCACTGCCCACGTGGGCACGAATACGCCCCATCCAACGTCGTTATCAGCAACGGTGGGCGGGCCTGCCGCGAATGCCATCGCATTGAAGGCAGGGAACGGTATCGCCGCCTTGCGGGCGTTACTCCTGACAGGTTCCGCGTCTAACACAGAGGTCACATTTCCCTCGCCAGCAATGCCAGCACGCCCGCCATTGCGACGGCCATGCCGAGGATGAATGCGGCCGTCAGTGCTCTCATGGCTTGAGTGCCCCCATGCCGTGGCTCCCTGCGAAGAACGCGGCGATGGCTGAGCCTGCAACGGTGCCGGCCGCGGCGAAAAACTTCTTGATGCCGATCGCCCGCAGTTCGCTGATCTGGTTGTTCTGCCGTAGCAGCTCCACCGCGAGATAGGCCGTGGCGTGGTTGCCACCGTCCATGCCGAGGATGAAGTGCGCGTGTTGCCGCTCAACGTCGCTAAGCGTGTCCATCCACGAAACCATGCGGCTGTTCTGCTCGTCCGTCATGGCGTGTTCGATCTGGTAGGGGTAGGCTTCGCAGGCATTCGGATCACCTCAGACGTGATACGTGTGTCGGGCGGGCGGATGTGACAAGCATCGCGCCCGCTTTGAATTGTACGATATGCAGAGAGGCAAGCGCGTAGGCGCGTGAGCATTTGGGTAGACTGAGAGAGGGTCCGCGCCGCGAAGTGGCTACGGTCGCGGCCCATCCCAGCGGGCGAGCCCCGCAGTGGCGGGGGAAATCTCCACCGCGGGGCTCGCTTCTCAATATCACGGCTCGATCGCTATCTGGACGGCCGCGCCCGTCCCGAATACCGCCATGAGCTTCGTCTTGCCGGCGCCGTTGTCGATCGCGTAGATCAGCGCCCCGTTGGTCACTCCGCTCGGCGCGCCGGAAAGCTCGCTGAACAGCAGCGACTCGCCGCCGAGGAACCCGCGCGTGAGGCCGAGGTTGCCGTAGATTCGGTGCTCCCCGGTCGTCGGCAGGTTGTTGAATGCCCCCGTCCCATTACTGCGGAGGTCGCAGCCGGTGACGATGGTGTTGTCGATGGTCGTCCCGGCGAAGTTGATTCCGTAGCGCTGGTTGTTGGCGTAGCCCCAGATCGCGCCTTTGCTCGTGAGCCCTTCGATGCGGAGCGCGTCGCAGCCGTCCTCGACGTAGACGCCGTCCGTCGTGTTGGCGGTTGTGGCGCTGTTGCCGATCGCCTCGCCGCCGTGGATCGAAACGTGGTCGCAGTACGTCCCGATGTACCAACCGTGCCCGTAGTTGTTGAGCACGCGCATGCTCGAAAAGGTCATGCCGTCGAGGGTGTTCAGGGTCGGGTGCAGGTAGATACCGTAGATGCCGTTCGTGCTCGCCCACGAGTTGACGAAGTGGTTCCCGAAGATGGCCGAGTCGTTGATGCTGGCGGCCTCGATGCCGTAGCTCGAGCAGAGGTCGAACAGGCAGTTGGTGAAGAATCCCCATTTGCAGCCCTGCCCGGCCGTGGGGGCCATGCGCAGCCCGACCTTCTGCCGCAGGATCTCGACGTTGACGGCGTACAGCCCCTCGCCGTTGATCCAGTTGATGCCGGCGACGGTCGGCTGGCTGCCGGTCGGGTTGTCGAGGACGCAGTTGTTCAGGAAGAGTCCGTTGCTCGCCGAGGAGATCCCGGTCGTGGTGTAGCGAATGCCGCTCTCGACGCTGCCGGTGATGACGGCCTCGCTGATGAACGTGCCGAACGTCTTGTCGTAGGCGTCGATGCCGCGGTACTGGTTCGTGATGGTCAGCGACTGCAGCCGGGTATAGACGGCGTTCTGCAGTGCGACCGCGGCGCCGCCGCTCTTCGTTGTGCCGGCGGCGAGGGTGAGGTTCTCGACGGCCATGTTCGCGTATTGGGTGGTGGCCGAGCCGACCTGGACAATGTCCTGGCTTGCGGTGTAGGCCTTGAGCGTGGCTTGGCCGGTGCCGAGCAGGCGCACGCCTGAGGCGGCGACCACGATCGCCGAGGTGATCTTGTAGGTGCCGTCCGGAAACACGACCGTGCCGCCGCCGGCCGCGGTGGCTGCCGCGATGGTGGCCTGGATGGCGGCCGTGTCGTCGGTGCTGTCGTCGCCCATGGCGCCGTACTCGGTGACGTTGTAGTTCGAGATGACCGGCGTGGGCGGGGCGGGCACGGTCGGCGGGGGGTAGCCGCGGGGCTCGACGAACGTCTGGGTGGCGCCGCCCCAGATGTTGTTGCCGACCGCCGTGGCGCCGGCGCTGTAGGTGGTGATCTCGCTGCTGGTGTCGGTCGCGCCTTCCCAGCGGATGGGGAAGTACTCGGTGATGATGCGGTCCCGCTCAACCTGCAGCGCGTCGACGATGTCGGCGTTGGTGACGGTGTCGTTTCCGGCCGTCCGTATCACGGTCAGGTCGCGGTGGAAGGTCGCATCGATGCCGTCGCCGTAGACGTCGCTCACGGTCCAGCTGACCGAGACGACGACGCTGGCGCTGTTGGGGGCGTAGCGCACACCGCCGATGACATAGGTGACCGAGGTCGTGGCCGGCCAGAAGAGCGCCGGGTCCGTCCCGACTGCCCAGATGGCGGCCGCCGTGGCAACGTCCCGATAGAGGTAGGCGAGCTCTACGCTGGCGGCCGTGGCGACGTCGCGCGTCAGGGTGGCGGAGATGGCGGCAGCCGTGGCGATGTCCCTGGTGATGGTTCGCGAAACGGCGGCCGCGCTGGCGATGTCCCTGGTCACGGTTGCCATTTAGAGCGCCCCCTTGAACGCGATCACAATGCTTTCCTGCGTCGCGATGGCGGCCGAGCCGGAAGCGGCGCGGGTGTAGGTGCCGATCGCGCTCGGGATGCGCCACTCGACAAGCGCCTTGAAGAGCGACCCGCCGGTCGGGTTGAGTGCCGCGCTGACCGTCCAGTTCGGGTCGGCGGTGTATGCGTGACCGGTGGTCAGAGGGTCGTATTCGTACGCGAAGTGCAGGAGCAGGTCGTTCGCGTTGGAGGTCGTTATCGAGCGGTCGGTCGAAGCGCCCACGGCGGTGTAGCTGACGGCGTCGAACGGCGTGGCGGTGGACTTGATCCCGGTCCACTCCTCCGCGCAGGCGTATGAGGCGATGTCGGCGACGGGTGAACCGAGGCCCGCGAATCCGGTGACGGTGACCCTCAGCGGCCCCGTCGACTGGTTCGCGTTCCAGGCATACCAGACCTGCATCGTGCGGCCGTTGTAATCGATCTTTCCGCCGCGCGAGTAGCTGTTCGCGGCGTTGTCGGTTACGGCTATGGGGGCCGTCTCGACGCTCCCCACGTAGACCACGATCAGCGAGTGAGCCACCGAGGCCATCGGCATCGGAAGTTCGACGCTGGCGGATACGGCGTCGCCGCGGAGGAACGACGTCGTCTGGCGGAAGGCGATCGGCGCCGGCGCGTCCGGGGCGGGCGGGGGCTCGACGGGTGGCGCGCTCGGGTTGTACGGGTCGACCTGGCCGGGCTTCAGCGGCAGCTTCGTCGCCGAAACCTTGAGCTTCAGTTCGACCGTCGGCGTGCCGGGTTGCAGCGAGAGGAGGTAGAACGTGGGGCCGTGCGCGGCGGCGTTGACTCCATCCGAGTACCAGGGCACGCCGGTGTTGAACCGCTGACAGTAGGCCGTCACGTCGATGTTCACGCTGGTCGTGGGGGTGAGGACGTCGGCAACGGTCCAGTAGCCGGGTGAGCCGGTGGACTCGGGGTTTTGAATGAACACCTGGATGCGGCTCGCGGGGCCCGCCGTCTGGTGGACTTCGAGGACGGCTTGGGCGATGGATGTCAGCCCGCGGAAGTCCGTGTAGAACGCGAACGTCCAGTTGGCCGCGCTGAGCTGCTGGGCCATCGTCTTCGGCGCCATCGTGAACAGCGGCGTCACGTTAGACGGCACCGGCGAGAAGTCGAGCGAGTGCAAATCCTGAGCGATGCCTTCGAGGATGTTGAGATCCTCTTGGGATGGCACGTCGAGGGACTTGAGGTTCAGTGACCACTGCTCGGATTCCTTCGTGCGCGAGTAGGAGCGTCCCATCACCCAGTAGCTGGCGTCGATGTCGATGGCGTCGTCGGTTTGGTGGTAGACGGCGCGGACCTGTTGGCCGGCGCGCAGTGCGTGGCTCAGCCCCACGACGTCGGGTTCGAACTCGGTGGCGACGGCTTTGTAGAGGGCGAGCAGCCGGGTCGCGCGGTCGGCCAGCGAGTTCGAGTTTGAGACGAAGTTCTCCCAGCTCGCGGACGTGGGGAAGAAGTCCGGCCAGGACACGTAGCGCGGGCGGAGGCCGTCCGTCGCGATGGCGGTCGTGTCCTCGTAGTAGCGCACGATGCGGCCGTCAGAGGCCGTGAACTCCTTCCGGATGTACCCGCCATAGGAGAGATCCCAGAGGTGGAACGCGGTCGCGTAGGTGGCCTCTCCAGTGCTGAGTGATGCGGTCCGGTAGATGGTGATGGTGGGCTGCGCCCAGCCGGTGTCGGTCGTGGGGGTGAAGTCGAACGTGACCTTGGTCGGCTGCCCGGCGGTCGTGGTGAACGAGGTTTCGAAGTACTCGGTGCTCCCGTCGTACGGCCCGACCCTGACGCGCACCACCTTCGACGTGGCGGTGTACAGCCAGCCTTCGACGCGCATGGAGTGGCCGCGCGCGCCCTGAGGCCAGCTGACGCCGTTGCTCAGCGTGTCCGCGTAGGTGATGCCGTACGGGCTGCTCGTGTCGTTGTTGGTGAACTTGCACGAGTAGGTGGCTCCGCCGAACGCGAACGTTTCGCGCGTGACCAACATGTGGCCGTCCTGGGCCTGGTAGGCGCCCCAGTAGAGAGGGATGATGCCGCCCGGGTTCAGCCGCGACATGTCGCCGTTGTGCAGGAGGTCGCCGCCGTGGGTGGTGGCGATCGTATCGAAGACGTTCCAGCCGGGGCCGGCGCCGTAGGGGATGATCCGGTTGAACAGGACGGTGCTGTTCTTCCGCTTCTTCGCGTTGGTGATGTAGGCGATCGTGTCGTCGCCGCGGTCGGCGAACTCGGCGCCGACCAGGGTGATCCCGCTCGTGCCGAAGCTGTCGGTGAGGTCGACCGTCTTCGCCACCTGATTGACCCGCACCCGGAAGCCGAAGCAATCGGCCGCAGCCTTGAGCGCGGCGAACACGGAGAGGAACGAGACGTCCTTGCTGAAACGGCGGTAGGTGGAGCCCACCAGTCCGGCCGTCCAGCCGCCGGCGAGGCCGGTCGTCGCGGCGTTGAGCAGCGTGCTCATCACGAGCGCTGGCGACGCCTCGGTGAACACGGTTGCTGGCGGGCACATGGCCGCAAGCAGGTCTTCTTCGATTCCCAGCATGCGCACCGTCAGCCGGCCATCGCCCCATTCGGTGGTGACGGCCTTGCCGATGAACACCGGGGCGCCTGAGTTCTCGCCCATCAGATAGATTTTGAGCACGACGCGGTCATCGATGACGCTGGCGTTCGGGTCCGTGGCGCCGAAGACGACCGTGCCCGCGCCCACTTCGTTCAGCGTCTCGCTGTAGTCGAAGGCGAGCGCATCGACGATCGGCCCGTAGCCCTGCTTCGTGGTCCCGGTCCGGTCGTACACGTCGACCCGCATGGACCCGTAGTCGGGCCAGATGATGGTGATGGCCGCGGCGGTGGCGATGTCCTGGGTGTGGTACGGGGTCGTGATGCTCGCGGCGGTCGCGATGGTGAGCAGCCCGGGCACCGAGAGCGAAGCGGCCGAAGCGATGTCGCGGGTGACCGGAACCGAGAGCGCGGCGGCGGACGCGATGTCCCGCGTGACCACGAGGATCGCGATGCTCGCGCGCGTGTCGACGGTCTGGAACTTGGCTTCGATGAATGCCGCGGTGGCGATGTCGCGGGTGACCGTGGCGACCAGGCCGAAGCCGTGGGTGACGACATAGCGCGGCGACCCGGGTGTAAACCCAAGTCCATCCGCGACTATGGCCTTGATGGGCATCTAGGGCTAACTCGCCCGCGTTCGGCTGGTGGGGTTGGTTGCGTCGTTGATGGTGAACGTGGCGGCGGTCGTGCTCCCGTCGAGCTTCTTGGCCGTGATGGTGGTCCCGCTGATGGAGAACTCGGTCAGCGCTGCGATGAGCAGGAAGATCGCCTGCGCGAGCGTGGGGGCAACCCCGTCTGCCGCATAGGCCTCTGTCATGGCGGTGGTGAGGATGCCCGTGACGATCTCGGTGACGGCGTCCGCGGCGAGCTCGCTGGCCCCGATCGCATCGGCGGCGATACTGGCCGCAGTGATAGCCCCTGAGCCCCACGCCGTTCCGGCCGCCTGCACGGTGTTCACGCCGAGCTGAGCGGTGGAAGTGGAGACGGCCGCGTTCGCGATGTTCTTGAGGTTGATGTCCGGAATGCCGGCGGTCGCGGCGTCAGTGAGCCGCGTTCCTGCCCATGCCGAGATGGACATTCCCTCGGGCACAAGGATTTCGTAGGTGGAGGCGCTCGACGGGTTCGTGCCCCACGCGCTATCGACGGTGGCGACGCGGGTGGAACCGACGTAGGAGATGATTCGGCGCAGCTGGTACTGCGCGCCCGCCGGGCTGTTGTTCGTGATGCCGACGAACAGGCCGTTATAGAAGTTGTCCGCCGCGCTGGCCCCCGAGGCGAGGGTGATGGTGGAGGCGGCGCCGGCCTGCGCCGTGCCCGTCTCCAGCGCGGGCAGGCGACGGGGGCGGATGCTCAGGGCGGTCGTCTTCGCCCCGGTCGTCGAGGTCTTGACGATGACGTCGACCATCTTGGCGTCCATCTCGCTGCCGATCAGGTCGAGGTAGTACATGCCCGAGCTGGTGGCGATCTCGGTCGCCTCGTTCGTGCAGTCGGCGAAGGTGCCGGCGTCGTTGCTGAACTCGGAGTCCAGGCCCGCGGCCGCCGTCACCAGGTCGCCATCGGCGTCGAGGATGGGGAAGGTCACGCGGAAGTGGTAGCCGTAGACCGGATACTCGTGGGCATCACCGGCTGCATTTGCCATTTAGGCGGCCCTCCTGTTGGGGGTGATGAGCGCGCGCGACGGGGTGAGCAGCCCCGACCCGCGGCGAATCCAGCGGGAGATCCCGCCGGCGTGATCCTTGATGGCGGCGTGCGGGATGCCCGCGAACCGCTTGGTGGTCGGGTGCCCCACGGCGCCGAGGTTTTCGCCGAGGACGAGGGTGAAGTACGCGCCGTAGCCCGCGAACGGGTAGGTGCCGCCGCTGGCCGTATTCACCCATGACCCGTAGCTCGTGGCCGTCGTCGTCGTCTTGTAGGCGATTTCGACGCTGTTGTTGGTTTGCGCGACGTCGACGACCTCCGTGGTTGCGGCATCCGGCGCATATGCGGTGAAGCCCAGTCCTGCCTGGCACTCCAGCATGTAGATGATCTCGTTGGCGTTGAGGGTGGTGATCGCGGGGACGGTGGCGGTCGCCGCGCCGTTGTCGCCGTTCGTGCCCGTGGCCTTCACGTCGATGCCGATGTTCGTGCCGGTGGTGCGGATGGCGAAGCAGATCCAAGTTGCGGACGACATCGACCCGGTGAGGTTCGCGCCCTCGGTGCCGTCCGCGATCTTCGTGTAGAGGCTGAGCAGGGCGTTACCGGTTGAAACTGAGAGTCCGGTTCCGCTCGGAACCGCAGTGAATCCCGAGGGTGGAGTCACTGCACCCGCCGCCGGGCCCGTCAGGACGCCCCAGTAGAGATGATCGCCGGCGGCCGTGCTCGCGGGCGTGCTCACGCTGGGCGCTGTGCTGCCTGCGCTCGACCCCGTTGCAGACGTGCCGTAGGCGATCGCCATCTAGCGTTGCCTCTCAATCAGCATCTCGATCGTGTTCGGTTCGATCAGGTGCTGGGGGCAGTCGACGAGCTGGCCGTCGATCATCGCCCACAGTTGGACGTCGTGTTCGCGTTGGCCCAGCTTGCCGACGCCGTTGCATGGGCCGCAGGGTGCCCGCTTGGCGGTGATGCCGGGCGCCTTCCCCGTTCCGCGGCAGGATGGGCAGCGGAGCACGGAATCGCGCCCTTCGCGGCCCCAGCCGGCCACCACGGCATCGGTGCGGACGTCGGTGCTGGCGATGTTGCTCGAGCGCTTGCGGTAGAAGATCGGCACGTAGCCGCCCTTCGGGTCCTTCGGGACGAACTCCATGAACGGGGTCCGCAGGATGACCGGCTCGGTGTCCTCCACTGTGAGGCGGAGGCGCAGCACCTGGCCCTTCGGCCGGTTGCGGATGGACGTGTCGGCGCTCGGCTCGTCGACGATGACGTCGCCGGGGTAGACGAGTTGCCAGTAGATGTGCCGCTGCACGCGGGCGGGCGCTGTCATTGGCCGAACTCGGCGCGGAGAGCGTCGAGGGCGTTGGCGACCGCCGCAGGATCGGCGCGGCCGGTGGAACCCCGCAGCTGTTCGAAGTTCGCCGGGCTGCCGCTGGGCATGCCGTTCGCATCGACAATGTGCCGCCCGAGGTGCTCCAGGCCGTCGAGCGGGGCGTGCCCATCGAACGGGTCGCCCGGCTGCGCGTCGCTCCATGCGGGCTCGGTGATGTCAGCCGTGTTCAGCGGCTTCGGGTCGGTCTTCTTCGCCATGGTTTTCCCCCTTGGTGCGCGGATCAGGCCTCGGTCCAGGACCACCTGAGGCTTGGCGTCGAGACGGCGGTCCCGGCGGTCGTGTTCGTCGCGTCCACGCCGAGAACGACTTCGACGATGTTCCCGACCTTGGCGACGCTGGAGTAACCGCCGGCGGCGTAGGCGGAGGGCGGCGCGCTGATCAGCTCGAAAGCCACGCCGGTCGCGCCATTGATTGTCGGCGCGGTGGTGTTGTTGTCGCCCGTCGCGGTCGGGGGCGCGCTCGCCTGGACGTAGGCGCCGACGGCATGGCCGGTGTACCGCCAGAGCTTCGTCCCGGTCGTGGCCTCAGAGGCGACTTTGCCGACCAAAATGTTCGTCATCGTCAGGCCGCCGGTGACAGTGATCTCCATCTGGAAGGTTTTTACCCAGCTGAAGTTCGTCCCGGTGCTGGTCGGCGTCGGGATCGCGGTCGTGCCGGTGGTGCTGTCCGCGCGGTTCCACACCACGGTCGTCGAGTTGACCGAGGTGTAGGTCGGGCTCGCGCCCGTGAGTTCGTTGATAACCGTTGTCATCGCAATGGCTACTGCGCTCCGCTGGCGCTAGCCGCCAGCCGTACTAGGAGAAGGTCCGGCCTACAGGTAGGTCGGCTGATACGACCACGAGAGGTCGGCGTTGGTGACCCCGGTGACCGTGAAGCTGTTGGCGCCCGGGGCGAGCGTCATCAGTCCCCGTTGGTTGCCGGGGGTTGTGGACGACCAGATCGACGTGTAGCTCGACCCGTCGTCGTCGCTTCGGTAGATTCGATTCGCCCCGCAGTCGATCTTGATTTCGCCGTTCACGCCGCCCGAGCTGGCGACGATGGTCAGCGTCTCGCCGGTGGTGCTGTTCGTGATGACGACGGTGGTGCCGAACCCGCCTGAGGCGCCGGCGGCGTTGCTTCGGAGGCGGAACACGAGCGCGGCCGCGGCCCCCTGGACGGGCACATTCCCGAGGGCCGTGATGGTGAAGCCGCCCGAAGTCGTGATGGTGCGGCTGCCGGTGTCGGCCGTCTCGCCCTGCCAGAAACTGAGCCTGCGAAAGCTGATGTTGGCGGGGAAGTAGGCGAAGTTCGCGTTGTCGCCGGTCACGCTGACGCGCGGGATCTCTTCGATGCGGGCCTTCGACCATCGCCGCGTGCCATCGCCGTTGAGGAGGTAGAGGTAACCGGTGCCGATGCGCCAGAGCTTGGCGCGGAGGTCGTCCATGTCGGCCTCGGCGAGGGCCGTGGTGCTCTGGACGCTGAGGAGGCGGATCGTCTCCATGCCGTCTTCGAGGAAGGCGGGGGCGTTGCCGCGGTGGTTGAAGCTGAAGTTGCGCCCGATGCCCGCGCTGTAGCTGCCGACGACGGACTGGGCCGCCTCCCATTCGAGCTTCTTGAGCGGGAAGGTGTAGGTGAGCGACGCATCCAGCGCGACGAACTTCTCGGGCCTGCGCATTGTGGTCATACCCGCGCCCAGCCTCTCGCGGCGAGGGCGAAGCCGATGTTGCCGGCGGCCTGCGACGCCGCCGCGGGTGTGGCCGCGTTCACCGTGTCGATGTTGATGGTGATCCCGCCGCCGCCGGAGCCGGCCATCTGCCGGGATTCGGCGTTGCTCGCGATGCGCCCCGATGCCCCGGGGATGAAGAACTCAGGGCCCCGCTCGCCGACGAGGTACAGCGCTCCAGCGCTTACAGGGCCGCCGTCTGCGCGAGCCGAGGCGTTCGGGTCCTGCTTGCCCACTCCCTGGCCGCCGTTGTTGAGACTCGGATGGGGGATCTTGTCCACCCACTCGATCAGGGTCTTCACGGCATCGATTACCGTCTGGACGTTTTTCACCCATGGGTCGACGAAGGTGGTTTTGAACCACGTTCCGAACGCCGCGATCTTGTTCTGGATCTCGTCCCAATGCTCGACGACGTAGTCGATCGCCTTCTTCACGTTGTCGTAGACCGTGCTGTACACGAGGACCCAGAACGGGATGTAGGTGTCCGCGATCCAGCTACCGAAGGCCACGAATGGGCCCTTGATCTCGTCCCAATGCTCGACAACGAAATCGACGGCCTTCTTCACCTGCTCGGCGACCGTCGAGTAGACCATCACCCAGAACGGCACGTAGGTGTTCATCACCCAGCTGCCGAAGGCCACGAATGGGGCCTTGATGCCGTCCCAGTGGTCGACGACGTAGGCGATCGCCTTGCCAACTTCCTCGGCGACTGCCGTGTAAACAGCGACCCAGAACGGGACGTAGGTTTCCTTGACCCAGGTTCCGAAGGCGACAAAGGGCGCCTTGATCTCGTCCCAGTGGTCCACCACAAACGCGATTGCCTTGCCGACCCACTCGGAGACAACGGTGTAGACCGCTATCACGCCGTCTTTGAATGGCCCCGTGATGAAGTCCACGAAGGTCTGAAACGAGGCCTTCAGGGTGTCGGCGGCCTGGCCGACGATGGGGTACTTTTCGACGATGGCATCCCAGTTCTTGACCAGCAGGTAGACGCCGGCGGCCAGCAGCGCGACCGCCGCAACGACGGCGATCACGGGCGCCGCGGCGGCGATAGTCGCGACCGCGGCCGCGCCGGCAGAAAGTGCCCATGCTGCGAATGCGGCGACCAGGACCGTGCCGATGGCGATCCCGGCAACCGCGATCGCCTGCTCGTTTCCAGCGAACCACTGGGCAAGCTGGATGAGCGGAGGGAGGAGCTTCTGGCTCACGACGTCCGCGACGAGGGTCACGTACGGGCCGATCTTGTCACTGAGCGCTTCGCCGAACTTCACCGCGGGCGGGATGGCGTCGAGCAGCGCCTGTTTGATCTTGATCTGGATGGGCAGGAGCTTCCCGCCGATGGTGGCGTTCAGGTCCTCGTACTTCGCCTGGAGGATGCGGGTCTTGTTTGCGTCGCCGTCCTTCGTCCGTGCGAAGTCGCCCACCGCATCACCGGCCCCCTTGAACATGAGGGCGTTGACCGCCAGCGCCTTGTCCTGGTCGGTGAGATCCTTGGTCGTCTTCTTGCCGGTCATGGCGAGGGCTTCTTGCTCGACCTTCGCTGCGTTGATCGAAGGCACGAACTTCTGGAGGCTGTCGTACTCTCCGCGGAATGCGGCCGTCTGGGCTTCGATGACCTCGCTGATGTCGGCGTTGTGGAAGCTGGCGAAGTCGCTTGCGAGTCCGACGAGCTTGGTGCTCATGCCGGCAGCGGCTTCCTTCCCGACGCCGAGCTGCACGAACAGGTTCCCGAACGTGGCCGTCGCCTCGTAGGCGCTGCTTTTGCTCAGCCCGACGCTATCGGCAGCTCCCTGGGCGAACTTATCGATCTCCCCGAACCCGTCTTTGAAGATGGTCTGCGCCTTCGATAGCGACTCGGCGCTGTCGCTCGCTGCCTTCGTCGAGTTGCCGATGAGCCCGGGGAGTTCCGTCAGCGCCTTTCCAATGACGAACCCGCCGGCGACCTGGGCGATGCCGCCGAGTGCACCGTGCAACCCGCCGAGGCGCCCGCCGGCCTTCTCACCCTCATCACCGATCGCCTTGATCTCGCTGACGACCGCGGAGCCGCCGGTGCTCTTGATGACAACGGATACCTGGGAGGCCATGTCAGCGGCACTCCGTCCCGCGGTGGAGGGGGCGGCTGCAGTTCGGGCACTGGCCGGCCGCGACGATGTTCAGGCGGCGCAGCATGCTCACGTCCTCGGCCAGAATGACCGAGGGCGGGCACGAGTAGCGCTGACAGAACATGTCGATCAACTCCGCCTCCTGAAGCTCCCACGGCTTTGCGACCGTTCGGCCCTCGCTGTCTACGCCGCCTCCGACGTGCTCCCACCTGGCGATGGCTGTACTAAAGGGGCGCTGGGCGTCGAAACCTCCGCGACCCAGGCGCCGATGATCGCCATGACGAAATCGAGGTCTTGCCTCAGGAAGCCGGCCCCGTTGGCTGGGATCGGGTTCCCCTCGTCGTCGTCGACGTTCCAGTCCACGAGGCAGCGATCGCCGAAGTCTGTCAGCGCGGAGGCGAACTGCTTGATCGTCTCGGGACCGACCGCCGGGCCCATCTCCGTGAGCCCGACGATTTGCAGGAACAGCGCCATGTCCGCATTCAGCCGAACCGTCAGCTCGAGGCCGTGCAGCTCGTGGTCCTCGTCGAACGAGATGAGGGCGGTGCGCAAGCTTTCGCGCTTTCCAGGCTGGTACCGCTTTGCCTTGGCCATTGGTGTCTTTCCCCCGATGTGTGTGTGGCCGGGCCGCGAGGTGCCCAGTTCCCCAGCAGGCCCGGCCGCGTGCGTTCAGGAGCGGGTTAGCTCCAGGTTGGGGCGGTCCCGTTCGCAAGCTCGCCGGTGGCGGTCCAGGTCAGCGACCCGTCCGCGCCGCGGTTCATGCTGAAGTCCGTGAAGTTCATCTCCATCGTCAGCGTCTGGCCGGAGACGAGGATCACGACGGTCCGCGAAACGCTGGTGGTGGGGACGGTCTTGAACACGTCGAACGACTTGTTGGTGGCATCGTTGAAGACGCCGTTGATGGTGACCTTGCCGTCGGCGAGCAGGAGCAGCCGTTCCATCGCGGACTTGTCCAGGCCGGTGATGTCCTGCGACCCGCGCGGGGTGTTGAAGCTGATCGACGTGATGTCGTTCGAGATGTCCTTGCCGCTGCCCGCCGAGTCGTCGACGGTGACGGTCATGCCGATGCCGCTTTCCTTCGCGGCCCGGGCGACCTGCCAAGGCACGAAGAGCAGCGTGGCGACCAGGGCAAGATGCCGGATGTTGGCGCGACTGGGGCGGAGGGCCGCCCGAACGGCGGCCGAGAGGATGAGGTTCAGGATCTTCATGGTTGGCCTCCTATGCCAGTGAGACGTCGTCTTGTGCGGTGCCGCGCCGGAAGCCGATAGCGAACACTGCGTTCGTGAAGGTGCCGGTCACTTTCCAGCGGAGCCCCTTCGGGATGGTCCCGGTGACGGTCTTCCGTTCGCCGAACGGGGTGGCGCCGCCGGTTCCGGCAAAGGTGAGCAGCGTTCCCCACGTCCCATCGACGCCGTTCGTGGTGTCCGAGCTGGACTCGATCAGGAATGTGGGCGTGCCACTGGACCGGCTGAAGTACTGGAGGAACCCGACGCCGCCGTAGGTGGTCTGCGCCGTGACCTCGCCGAGTGCGCTGGCACCGGCCGAGGCCTTGGAGACCTGGCCGGCGGAGATCTGTGTGCCGAATTCGAGCGGCGTTCCGGCACGGGCCAGGAGCTGCACGCTGAGGGGGAATCCCCCATCGGCACCGCGGTTGCCGTCGTAGTTCATCTGTTGTGCGACCAGATGGGCGCACACAGAGCCGAGCGCCGCGCCGCGGCAGTAGAGGGCGTAGAGGTCGGTCGTGGGCAGCGCGGAGAGGGCGTAGAAGGTGGATGCTGCCGCGCCGGCGCGGTTGGAGCCGCCCGCATCGTTGAACCAGGAGGCGAACGAGATCTCCCCGTCGGCGAGGCCGAGGATGCGGTGATACGCGCTCTGGTCGATGCCGGTGACGTCGAGGCTCGCGCGCTTGGCGCCGATCGTCTGGATGCTGCCGACGTCTCCGGAGAGGTCGAGCCCCTGGAGAAACAGCTTGTCGCCGAGGCCGGATTGTTTGCTCATGGCGCGATGGCCTCCCCTTCGAGGTCGGTGATGAGCAGCTCCAGGGCGAGGGCGCGGTAGATGCCGGGGTTCGCCTGCAGCGTGCTCCGTACGGAGTCGGTGTCGGAGTCCTGGATCGTGAGGTCGGTCGCTTCGCCGTTCAGGGTGGAGTCACCGCGGAAGGCTGTGCGGAGGGCACCGTCGACGCGGGCGATCTCGGCTTCGAGCGCCTTCCATGTGGTGGGTTCGGGCTGCCGCGGCCAGAAGACCTCGACGTTCCAGCGCTCAGCGAGCATCACGTTGCCGAGGGTCTGGCGTCCTTCGGGTGGGTCGGTGCGGCCGGCGTAGTAGTAGCGCGCCCACGGCCCGCCAATCGGGATCGGGTTCGGGCCCGCCATGACGTGGCCGGTACCGAGTGCGGTCGTGAGGTGGCTTTCGATGGCGGTGGTCAGGTCCGCGTGATCGATGGTCAATTGAGCGCCTCGGTGAGGTGGCCTTCAAACGTCTCCGCCGAGAAGTCCTTGAGGCGGGTGGCGGTCTTGGCGAAGACGCCGTTGCCCTTCCGCAGCTTGATCCCGTTGCGGCGGCCGGTGACCAGCCACTCGCGTGGTGGGCGGTTCTTCTCGGGCCAGGCGCCGGTCAGCACGCCGAGCTTGGAATAGCCGGGCTCGTTGGGGCGGGTGTGCATTTCGGAATCGACGCC